AAAATGTCGGTGGGAGAGATACGGGGACTCTCTTTCGCTCGTGAAGAAATCAAGTCCCTGCTGGAGAGAACCGTAGACGATGTCGAAGACCTTATATCTTCCTGATCACGTTGCGCAGAAAATAAACAAAGAGAAGGTCACTGCGAAAGCAGAGCCTGAAGCTTTGGATAGCGCATACGTTGACGCTAATGAGCGGGTATTGGACCCCTCCCTTTTAGACAAACCGCTACTCGAACGATTGCCGCAGCCGACAGGTTGGCGGGTTTTAGTCATGCCGTATCAAGGCAAAGCTAAGACGGCGAGTGGCCTATACATTCCTGATGAGGTTCGAGAGCGAGAATCTGTAGCCACGGTTGTGGCTTATGTAATGAAGCTCGGGCCACTGGCGTACAAAGATCCTGCCAAGTTTGGCGCGGATATTGAGCCGTGGTGCAAGGAGGGTCAGTGGGTTTGCATTGGTCGCTACTCCGGATCCAGATTCAAGATTGATGGCGGTGAGGTTCGTATCATTAATGATGACGAGGTTATTGCCACTATTATGGAACCCGATGATGTCAAACATATTTAAGGGGACAGGCTATGTCTGAAGAGAATGAAGACCAGGTAGCTGATGTTACCTACGAAGATCCTGAAAGTCAGGTTGAAGAAAAAGTAACGCAGTCTTCTGGTGACGAAGAGCTCGATTCGTATAGCAAAGGTGTGCAGTCGCGCATCAAAAAGCTTACTGAGCGTTATCGTCAAGAAGAGCGTGACAAGTCAGAAGCTGTTCGGTTATCTCAGCAGCTTATAAACGAGAACAACAAGCTGAAGACTCGAGTCAAGGCTTTGGATACAGGCTACTTATCTGAGTACGGCACACGTTTGGAATCTCAAACCGAAGGTGCAAAGCGCGTATACAAAGAAGCCTACGAGGCGGGTGACACTGACAAAATGCTGGAAGCCCAGCAGGCGCTGTCTAATATCGCCATTCAGCAGCAGCAGTACAACACTGCGAAGTCTCGGGCGGAACAACAGGCAAAGATGCCTGTTCAGAAGCAGCAACCTGTACAACAACCTGTACAACAGAAGCAAGCGGCACCAGTGCCAGATGCGAAGGCTGTTGCGTGGAAAGATAAGAACAAGTGGTTTGGTCAAGATAAGATCATGACAACGGCTGCTTACACAGTACATCAGGAACTCGTCGAGGAACAAGGGTTTGACCCGAACAGCGATGAGTACTATACTGAGGTTAATCGTCGTATGCGTGGGGAGTTTCCTCACAAGTTTAAGGCGGCTAAATCGGGTGGAGGAAGTCAGGTCGCTTCTGCTGGTAACTCCGCATCCCGCAGCACGAAAACAGGGCGCAGGTCGGTCAAGCTATCGCATTCCGCAGTTGCGATTGCCAAAAAGCTAGGCGTACCTCTTGAAGAATACGCAAAGTATGTAAAGGATTGATGACATGACTGACACTAGAACACCGCGCAAAAGCGCAACCCGCGAAACAGAATCGCGCAGAAAACCTTGGGCACCGCCCAGCCACCTATCCGCACCAGAGGCCCCAGAGGGCTTTGTGCATCGTTGGGTACGAGTCGCAATGCGTGGCGAGGAAGACAAAATGAATGTCACCTCCAAGCTACGCGAAGGATGGGAACCTGTCCGGAAAGATGAGTATCCAGACTATGAAGCTGCAACCATCGATGGTGGTCAATACGCAGGCGTCATAGGACAAGGTGGGCTGATGTTGTGTCGTATGCCTGAACAGACAGCACGTGAAAGAAACGAGTACTACGGGGGCCGAACCCGCGAACAGATGACAGCTGTAGACCAGGACCTAATGAAGGAACAACATCCTTCGATGCCTATTCATAACGATAGGCAAAGTCGTGTATCCTTTGGAGGCCGCGAACGCGACTCCAATTAATTATATGAGGTGCTATTATGGCAAATTCTAACGGATCCTTTGGGCTACGTCCCATTGGTATTGTTGGACAAGGTTCGAATACTACGGGTGCTACCGAGTATCGTATCGCGTCAAACAACAATACAAAAATGTATCAGGGCTCTCCTGTTGTCCCAGTTGCGGGCGGAACTATCGGTGCAGCGCAAGCTGCTGCTGGTGGTAACGTAGCATTCGTGGGTGTTTTCTGGGGTGTCGAGTACGTTCGCGCATCAGACGGCAAAACAATCTGGGCTTCTTCCTGGCAGGGTACTGCTGCGGGTGCGGATACAAACTACCCTATCAAGGCGTTTGTTTACGACAACCCAATGCAGACGTTCACTATTGCGACATCTAATGTTGTTGCAGCAGCGAACACTGAAGCGGAAGTTCGTGCGATGGTCTTTAAGAACATCGCAATGGCAACTGCCACTGCGGGCAACGACACCACTGGTATCTCTTCTGCATCCGCGGATTTGAATACTGCTGCTGTTACTGCTGGTCTTCAGCTGCGTGTTATTGGTGTCCAAGACGACGCTGACAACTCTGACTTCACAGTCGCTGGTATTCCACTCATCGTACGTCTCAATACATCGTTCAACTCTGCCAATGGCGGGATTGCAGCGGGTACTGTTTCGTCCACTGGCGTTTAAGGAGGTCTAACACATGGCTATTTCACGCGCACAACTGGCTAAAGAGCTAGAACCAGGTCTAAACGCCTTGTTTGGTATGGAGTACAACAAGTACGAAAACCAACACGCCGAAATCTTTACAACAGAATCTTCTGATCGAGCATTCGAAGAGGAAGTTATGTTGTCCGGGTTTGGTGCAGCACCTACTAAGTCGGAAGGTTCTTCCGTCAACTTTGACGACGCTAACGAAGCATACACTGCTCGTTACAACCACGAAACAGTGGCGTTGGCATTCTCAATTACTGAGGAAGCTATCGAAGACAATCTCTATGATCGTCTTGGTTCACGTTACACTCGTGCGTTGGCTCGTTCAATGGCGCACACAAAGCAAGTCAAAGCTGCTTCAGTCCTTAACAACGCCTTTACTGGTGGTGCTACGGCTGGTGGTGACGGCGTTGCTCTTTGTGCAACAACCCACCCGCTGACAAACGGCGGCACATTCGCAAACACTCCAGCAGTAGCTGCTGATTTGAACGAAACTTCTTTGGAAGACGCTCTTATCAACATCGCTGGTTTTGTTGACGAACGTGGTTTGAAAGTTGCCCTTCGTGGCACCAAGTTGGTCATCCCGCGTCAACTGCAATTCGTTGCAGAACGCTTGATGGTTTCTAACTTGCGTGTTGGCACCGCCGACAACGACACTAACGCGATCCGCTCAATGGGTATGTTGCCTGATGGTTATGCCGTCAACGACTTCCTTACTGATCCGGATGCGTTCTTTGTCTTGACTGACGCTCCTCGTGGCATGATCCACTTTGAGCGCACACCACTCTCCACTAACATGGAAGGTGATTTCGACACAGGCAACATGCGCTTCAAGGCGCGTGAGCGTTACAGCTTCGGCTTTAGCGACCCACGTTGCATCTTCGGTTCTGCAGGGGCGTAAGTCTCTAGTCAGCACTAAAGTCAGGGGCGGTCTTCGGATCGCCTCTTTCTTTTTGTTTAGACCTAGTGTATTCTAATTTCACTAGGGCAGACATCAGCTTTGTAGACAGGTTACCGCCCTCCTGACGTTGCATAGACTACAAGGCGAATCCTTATGCAAAGGGTACTATAATGGCTTCGACCACTTTTTCAGGTCCAGTGACCTCAACCGCTGGCTTTATCGGCGACATCGTCCTTCCAACATATACAGTTGCAAACGCCCCATCTGCTGCAACAGCAGGCGCAGGCACAATCGTGTACGTTTCTAACGGCGCTGGCGGCGCAGCAATTCTAGCTTTCTCTGACGGCACAAACTGGAAGCGTTCAGACACTGGCGCAACAATCTCGTAAGGGGTATTTCATGTCTAGATTTACACCCCCCTCTGAGGAAGAACTAGCAGCCCGAGGAATCGGCGCTGCGAAAGTTCGCGCTCGTAATGAAAACGGCACTCTCAAAGCAGACGATCCATCTACGCCTGATGTAAACGAGGCGTGGACGGATACTCCTGTTAAGAAGAAACGCGGCCGTCCTCCAAAGAAAAAGGAATAAACCATGGCTGGCTCAGACATAAATGCGTATACTCATGCGCAAGGTTCGGCGGCGGCTCTCATAGGACCGTCCAGATCTCGACTTCAGGCCGTGAACATATATGCCACTACCGCTGGCTCTTTCACTCTTACCAACGGTAGCGGGGGCGCAACTCTTTTGACACAGAAGTTCCCCGTGGGCATGAACGAGATATACATCCCTGAAAACGGAATGGTGTT